CTTTTTTATCGGTTTGTGATACATAAGCCATAGAATTTCCTTTCTTTCTTTATCTTACTCTTAGAGTATATACGAAAAAGGGGGGTCTGTCAACCCCCCTTGTGTAATCGTTGCTGACCCTACGTTACAGAGGATCAGTTTTTTTGATAAAATTAAGATTTTTGCGAATCAGCGAATCACCTTTTTCTTTTGTCTAACTCACCTTGTATCCAATTTAGTCCAGTTCTGTTTTGGACTTTCTTTTTTGCAAGACTCATTACTTGTTTATATACAGGCCCCATGACATCTTCTTCTGAATCATTATTGTCTACTACAATAAAGTTCTGTCTGAAGTATTGACTAAACTTACCCATATTAGATTGCACAGTTTTCCATGACTTAGTTGCAATGGAGCGTGGTACAGTTCTATCTCTTTTCGCATTTCTTTTAAGTGCAGTTTCAAGAGAAGTATTTACAAATATCATATGTACATCATAACCAATTTGTTTTAACTGTGTTGCTTGTTTTGCAATCTTATCATAGTCTTTTCCAGTACCATCAATAATAAGTCCAAGTCTGCCTTCAAGATAATTTGCTTGTCTGGCTGCAGTTACTCTTTTTGCTCTATCTCGTAACTTATCTCTAGGTTCTTCTTCACTCTTGGGCATCTTCATTGATAATCCAGCATCTTTAAGATACTTCTCAAATATGTCATCTGAATTAACAATCTTTAAACCAAGACCGCCTGTGCCTCGTTTAACGACATAAGACTTACCGCTTCCTGGGCCGCCTGCAAGGAAAAACGCTTTAAGTATGTTGGGGTCGTAAACTCCCTCTTGTAAATCTTGAAATGTTTTCATTTTTAAATCTCTCTATAGTTTCTAGTATGTATTTATCAGTTTCCGTCATTGGTTCAATCTCCCTATCTCTGTTAATAAAGGTATTCATTTTCCTTAATTTGAGTTTGGTGTTTTGTTTTGGCATCGAGCCCTCCTATGTTAAAATAATGATTTTCATAATATAGTCTATAGAGTCTCCTTTCTGTTAGTAGTTAATTGTATTGGTTGCTTGTTTTGTACCATCTGGTATTGCTGGGCCACCAAACTCATCTGGTAAAGATTCTAAAAACGAATCTTTAGATGCTGTGAGTGCAATCTCATGTCTTTTGGTGGTCTGGTCAAAAGTGTGTTTAAGTTTAGTAATTAAAAACTTTCCTGTATAATACTTGTCAAACTCTTTATCATGTTTAGTGCCAGTAATTGGTATTGTAACATTAATTGTTTTTCCTACACATATATTTGTACTTCCATTGATAACCATATTTACATTGATACCATCTGTAAATTCATTAAACTTAGCTTGTCTGTGTAGTAAACTATCTCTAATTCTATTTGGTGCATATGAATATGAATTTTGTGGGTTATCATGTTGACTATCAAAGTTTCCAGCAGAATTTACTGGATGTAGATGGATTCTGGCATCAGTAAAATTACCTACTGTGTTATTTCTATTATCTATATAACCGCTGGAATATATGGGATTGTCCTTACTAGAATCTTCATAGTTAATTCTGGCAAACTTGTTAAAGTCCTCTGTGTAATTATAAGTATTCTTTTCGTAACTCTTATTATATATATTATATTCAATAATTGAAGAACCTAACATTCCAGACACAATGTTTGATAACATATCACTATTTGATGATACCTCAAAATCTATTATTCTGGCAAAGTCTTTTGCAACATCTTGTTTTTTGCCTTCGTTTTGACCAAAATCCCCTACTGCATAATCACCAAATGTTTCATCTGCAAATAAAGATTCAAGACTTCTAAAATTAATTCCTTGTGTGCTTTCATAAAACATAAAGAATGGATTGTTGTCTTTCAATGCAACAGCTTCAGTTGCAAGATTTGTTATAAAATTATATGGGTGTAGATTAGGACAAACTACTTTTCTAATACCAGCGGTTGGTTCTATATGTAACCTTTTTAGTGAATTGATATACTTCTCATCTCTTAGGATACTTGTTACAATACTATCTATAGTATCGGTGTAACTTTTTGATACTCTTACACGCTTATCAGTTAACATCTCTGGTGAGGTAAAACTTACTTGCACCAATTGTGTGTTGTTGTTTGCATCTACCCTTGCATTTACTTTATATGTTGTAAAAGGAACATTAGTAAAGTCTATATCATATTCATCTAAAGTAGGTGTTCCAACTTTTAAATAAAGATACTCTTGACCAATAATAGGAGCGTTTGTTACGATATTGTCGGTATCTGCAAAAGTAATACTACCAGATAACGCTGTAGAAAAAAGATTTTCAAAGATTTCAAATGCAAGTATATTACCTACTAAATCGAGTCTAACTCCAGTAGATGATACTAACAGAGCCTCTTTTAATACATAATCACCAGCATATTGTAATTCAGCCATTAGATTGCTGTTTCCTTCATTAATTCCTCAAATTCTTCGATAAATTGTGGAACATATCTTGGGTCTAAAAGTCTAATTTTTCTACGTTCATTCTGTAGGTTTTCTTCATATTCTATATTTGTTACAGTTGTTGCATTACTATAGAAATCTGTATCACCACCATAAAGTGCAGAATTATTATATACTTCTATTTTTTTAGTTGTATCACCAGATGACTGTGCGATTTCATAGTGATGAACACCATTAGGGTCTGCATACTTATCATTTACAAATTGTAGAAACTGTGCATATGTCATAGGCCATTGATGATATCTGTCTGTAATATTATTTACTAATAACACTATCCAATGTTTTTCTGTATCACCATATAATTTATCTGCAATTGATTCTGGACTCTCGCCCTCTTTAACATCATAAGTATCATAGAATAGAGTATTCGATTTTACTTTTGCACGAATACCCACTCGTCTTAGAATATTTTTAACATCTTTTGTTTGTCCTTGACCAACTGCATCATATGGTATTGTAGGAAAGTTTTTAAAATACATTAGTAACCCTCTGCAACTCTTTCTTTTGTAATAATCTCCATCTCTTGGAAATTAAGTGACATTTCTGTAACTGTTGGTGGAGCACCATCATCATCTGCTGTAAAAGTTTGATACTTACCCTCACCACTAAATTTAACATCACAACTTTCTAATACACAAGTAGATATCTTATGTAGATATTGATTTACTTTTCCATTGTACATATACTGAATGTCAAATGTATTTGGAATTGTTAATCGTCTAGATGCTCTATCTCCATCTTCAAACTCTGGTAACATATTCAATCTAAATGCTTGAACAATCTTTCTTATCTCTTGCATTTCTGCATCATTTCTAGGCACCATTTTAAATGTATATTGAAATTTTCTTTTACCTATACCTTTAAAAAACAGTTCCATCTTTGGTGCTTTGATAAAACCTCTTTGTGCAAAGAACACATCTTTTGCACCCTCTATGCCGGGGATAATTGACAATGCACCTATACCTTTGTTAATCATACCCTCACCAATATCTTTACCCAATCTTTTCATAGCATCTTTTGCAATATCTAATCCAGATTTTTGTCCATTTAATATTTCTTGATAAACATTTGCTCCAGCTGCAGCTGCATCTCCAACAACTTCATCTTGGTATTGTGCAGAGGTAGTAACAGCAACCATTTGAGGCATATATAATGTAATCGCAGTATCAAGTCTTACTGTGGGTGGTCTTGGTACAGAAAGTGTAGAACCTTTTTTACTAGAATATTTAAATTTATTTTGAGTCTTTTTTAATGACACAGCTCTCATTTCATTAGGATTCATACTTGCATTAACTTGTGCTGGTATGTTTTCTGGTTTTGTTTTTGTCTTTGCTGCTTCTTCTTCCATTGACTTTTGTCCAGCACCAAGTTTCTCACCACCAAAACCTAACTTTGCATTTTGTTGTTGATTAATAAAGAACATAATATAATGTCCTTGATTTCCTGTGCCGGGCTGAGCCGCAACATCGCCAGGGAAAGAATATGCTTTAGTCGTGTACTTTGTGCTTTCAAGTGAGGCAGTATCAGAACTGTTTCCACCCCTACCCTTATTTAATCCTAACAAGCCAGGCAGATTACCAGCAACTTTTCGTAATCCTTTACCAACGATACCTTGAGCCGCACCTTTTAATAAGTCTAATGCCATGTATAAATACTCCTGTAACTTCTATTTATAAAGATAAACATGGCGTATAGTGGTAAATACATTCCTAGTAACCCTAAAAAATATAAGGGTAATCCAACCAAAATTATATATCGTTCTCTTTGGGAGCGTAAACTTATGGTTTACTGTGATATGAACGAAAAAATACTTGAGTGGGGTTCAGAAGAAATCATTATACCTTATGTATCGCCTTGGGATAATAGAGTGCATAGATACTTTCCAGACTTCTATATGAAAGTTCGACAAGCAAATGGTACTATTAAAAAATTTATCGTAGAGGTAAAACCTAAGTATCAATGCAAATCACCACCAGCAAATCCACCAAGAAGAACTAAGAGATGGTTAAATGAGGTCAAGACATGGACTATCAATGAAGCTAAGTGGAAATCTGCAAATGAGTTTTGTTTAGATCATGGTATGGAATTTAAAATTCTTACTGAAGACCATCTGAATATAAAGTATAAATAGTAGTATGGCAAAGAGTAAATTTATACAATCAGTCGTAAAAGCTGCAAAAGGTAGACCAAAATCTACACAATGGTATCGTGATAAAATTAAAGAATTTGGTACGCCTGGGGCAATGGATTTAATACGAGATGGAAAAAGAGATAACAATCCTTTCTTTGGTCGATTGAATATGTTCTTTTATGACCCTAAATATAAAAAGACACTACCTTATTATGACACATTTCCATTGGTCTTACCACTAGAGAATTATCCTGATGGATTTCTAGGTATAAACTTTCACTATCTACCTATGGCATTAAGATTGCAATTATTAGATAGAGTTGTTGATTATAGTAATAATACAAAGTTTGATGAAAGTACTAGACTTGCAGTTGATTATAGTAAACTAAAAAAAGTTAATCTAATTAAACCAGCACTTAAACGATATCTTGCTGGTAGAGTTAAAACACAATTTCGTAGAATAGATGCAGATGAGTTCACAGTCGCAGCTTTACTACCAGTCGCAAGATTTAAGAAAGCATCTGCTGCAGAAGTGTATAGAGATAGTAGGAGTATGATATAATGTCTAAGTTTAATTTTGGTGGATTAGTAGATGCTGTTGCATATGGTTCTTTAAATGAAATACTTGGTTTAGGTCGTAGTAAAGATGGTATATCCAGACCTAACAGATATGAAGTAACATTACTTCCACCTACTGGAACTGCTGGTACAGGCACATCAAAAAGCACAAACATATTCTCAAAAATTATGGGTGAATTTTTAGGAGATGGTACTGTTCGTGCAACTGGACTTAGATGTGAAAATATTTCTTTGCCAGGCAGAAATCTAGATACAACTCCAGACTCTAATGTGTATGGGCCTGAAAGAGAAATGGTAAGTGGTTATAGTTTCGGAGATATATCTGCAACTTTTCAATGTTCAACTGATATGAAAGAAAAGAAGTATATTGAAACATGGCAAAGACTTGCATTTAATACACAAACTTGGTCATTAGGATACTACAATGATTATGTTGGAAGTGTACAGATACATACATTAGATGAACAAGATAATAAAGTATATGGTGTAGAACTTGTTGAAGCATTTCCTAAGTCAATTGCTCAACAACAATTACAATATGGTCAAGGTGGTAGTTATCAAACAATTGGAGTCACTTTTTCATATAGATATTGGAAGAATTTAACAGACGAGGCAAACTTACCAAAACCTCTACTTGATAGAATTGCAGAACGTGCTGTGAATACTGTAACAAGAAGGATTACTTCACAAATACCATCAGTATTACGCAGATTATAATATAATAAAGGATGAAATATTATGGCATTACCAAAACTTAATAGTCCAACTTACCAGTTGGAACTACCCTCTACTGGAGAAAAACTAAAGTTTAGACCTTTTCTCATCAAAGAACAAAAAATACTTATGATGGCTCAAGAGTCTGGAGAAGACACACAAATATATTCAGCAATGAAAGATTTAGTTTCTTCTTGTACTTTTGGAAAAGTTGATGCAGAAAACTCTCCAGTATTTGACATAGAATATTTATTCTTACAAATCAGAGCAAAGTCTGTTGGTGAATCAACTACAATTAATATCATATGTCCAGATGATGGAAAAACACAAGTTCCGTATGAATTAAACATTGAAGATATTTCTGTAAACATGACAGAAAATCATACTAATATTGTAGAGTTGACTGATACAATTCAAGTTCATTTTAGATATCCTATTTTATCTGACATGGAAGGATTAAAAAGTGGTGCTTCAGAGATGGAAACATTGTTTCATGTCATAAATAACTGTGTACACGAAATACATGATGGTGATGATGTGTATCATAGAGTTGATATGTCAGATAAAGAAATTGATGAGTTTATGGATAGTCTTTCTACAACGCAGTTTGAGAGTATTACTGAATTTTTTCAAACTGCACCAAAGTTACGTCATGTAATTAACGTAACTAATCCAAAGACTAAAAAGAAAAATGAGGTGGTTCTGGAGGGCCTCCAAGATTTTTTAGGATAGGACTATCTCACGATAGTCTGTATAACTATTATAAAACTAACTTTGGTATGATGCAACACCATAAGTATAGTTTGACAGAACTTGATAATATGATGCCGTGGGAAAGAGAAATCTATGTTGGTATGTTGATTGAATATATTAAAGAGGAAGAAGAAAGAATTAAACAAGAGGAAACAAGAAACAGACAACATTAGGGGGAGAGCTGATGTCAGAAGTAACAAAAACTGTAGACCCAAAGATTGCAGCAAAAGACACCAATGGTGATGGACATATTTCTTTAGAGGAATATGAAATGGATATGGAATTTAAAAGAAAAGAATTAGAAGATGCAGATGCAATGCGAGATGCACAACGTAAGATGGCTTGGTTCGCACTAGGTGGTATGTTACTTTATCCTTTTGCAGTTGTACTTGCAATGGCATTAGGTTTAGACCAAGCAAGTAAGATACTAGGTGATATGGCAAGTGTTTACTTTGTATCAGTTGCAGCTATAGTTGCAGCCTTCTTCGGTACACAGGCAATGGGTAAAGGTAAGAAGTAATGGCAGAAGAACCAGTAGTTCCAGCATTTAATAAAGGTTTTGATAGACTGATTGTGCAGTTAAAAGAAAATAGCAAAGCTGAACAAGATGAACAAAGACGTTCTCGTATTGCAGAATTAAAAGCACAAAATGATGCAGTTCTTGAGGCAAAAAATGCTGCAGCCGCAACTCTGGAAGAATTAAAAAAGTTAGATAAAAATGATAAAGAAAATGTTAAGAGATTAGCAGAGCAACATCAAACACAAAAAGAAACTATACAGAAACTAGAAGAAGCAAGGAATGATAGGAAAGAGGAATATAAACAAGGTCAAGAAACTAAAAATGCTATCTTACAGATGAACAATCAAACTAAAGAAGATGCACAGACTAATAAAGATACAAAATCTGGTATCCAAGAAATGAAAGATGCTTTAGAAAAACAAAAAGCAGAAATAGAAGCACAAGGTGGTGTTGCAACTGACAGTAAAAAATATAATGAGGCACAATTAGACATTGCACAAAAAGAACTTGATTTACGAAAACAATCTGCAAAAAGAGATGGAATATCTAAAGCTGGTCAAGAAGAAATAAATAAAGAACAAAAAAGAATTGATAAGGAGCGTGGTAGTACTTTCAAAAATATGCTTGGTGCTCTTGGTGGTATAGGTAAGAATTTAAAGGGTGTCTTAGGCCCAGGCGGAGTAGCTGCACTTAGTGGTGCTGCATTTCTAGCAATTGGTGCTTTTCTACAGAGTGATACTTTTCAAAAGATAACAGATTATATATTTGACACACTTATTC